TCGTCATCTTGGAATACTCTATTAATTCCCGCCATTTCAACTTCATCTACATGGGGAGTTTCTAGATCCTGCACATCAGCAAGATCTATCTTTTCTCCAAGTTGAATAGCGAGTCTAGCAGTTCTGGTATGTTTGAATTCATTTGAACCCTGAACTTCATCGGAAAGTTTAATATCAAATAATTTACCTATATTTTGAGAAAACCACGGTCTTTCAGATAATTCGCCGTAATCGTCAGATATATCAATAATATGTTGTGATGTTGTTCCTGTGAATACACCATATACTTTTGGGAAATGAACACATCCTGATTGAGATAATACACTAGATATAATTGATCCTACATAAGCAGCATTATTAGTATTTTGTATTTTGTGCATAGCTTGTGTGGCTTGTTCAATTGAAGTTGGTAGACCTAATGTTGTACCATATTCGCCCCTCATCCACTTGTATGGCGATAATAACATTGTTGTCTTGAGATGAACATCTACATTATTACCATTTACAGTTCTTATCTTAGATTTATCAGAGACCACGAACAATTCATCATTAAATCGAATACCATATTCATTTACACATTCGAGATCTGACGATTTAAAAAGCTTCTCAATTGGAGGAAAGTATGGTTGAATATTTGTAATATTCCAATACATAGAAGCAGAATTCACTAAAAGTGAAAGATCATATTTATGAATGGAGAGTGCGATCTGTGAACTTCTTAACTCACTATTCGGATATTGCTTAGTTCGCTTTACCATATTATAGAGTTGTGTTAAAGCATAATCAAAATCTTCACGCAATAGTATTAATATGAACTTTAATATCAAAAAATTTAGCATGGATATGATCCGTGATAGGTGTGCGTTAGATTCAAAGAAAGCTCCAATGATTGTACTAATCGGAAAGCGTGATACTGGAAAGTCATTCTTAGTAAGAGATGTTCTGGCAAATACTAGGGATTGTTTTCCCATAGGAACTGTTATTTCTGGTTCTGAGGTAGCAAGTCCTTTTTTTCAAGATTTAGTACCTGCTAAGTTAATTCATGATAAGTATAATCCTGCGATTGTTATGGGTTCGATTAAGCGTCAAATGGCTGTTAAACAAGCAAGAAATCGTGAAAATAGAAGTGGTGGAAGCTCAAACGTAGACCCCAGAGCATTTCTTATTCTAGACGATTGTCTATACGACAAGACATGGATGAATGAGGAGTCTACTAGATATGTTTTTATGAACGGTCGTCATATTGATTTAGCAACAATGATTACTATGCAGTACCCACTGGGTGTTCCTCCTAATTTAAGAACTAATATTGATTTTGTCTTTATTCTTCGTGAAAACGTTATCGGTAATCGTAAGCGTATCTACGATAATTATGCTGGTATGTTTCCAACCTTCCAAATGTTTTGTCAGTTTATGGATCAGTGCACGGAGAATTTTGAGTGCTTAGTCGTGTGTAATGGTATTCAATCTAATAAACTAGAAGATCAAGTATTTTGGTACAAGGCATCAGAACATCCGCCATTTAAGATGTGTGATGATTCACTGTGGGCCGATAACCGACCATTTGCAAGCTCAATGTTAGCAGCAGATGAATATTCTCCTGATAAAATGAAGCGAAAAGCAACAGATCCGTGGGTAAAAGTTAAAAAAGAAGATGATGTAAAAAGACGTTAATGCTTACGAGTCTTACGGTTTTTCTTGCTATTTTTCTTATGTGTTTTACGTTTACGTCCACCCATTCTAGCCAATTGAGCAGTTAATGAATCTACTTCCGCATCATCTTGTGCAACACTTACTTTTGCAAACAAGGATGAAAGTTCATCAATCTGTGGTTGAAGTTTAGTAGACGCTTTCCTTGCTTGAATGCGAGCTAATGTAGCATTCTTTTTAGCCTGAAGTTGCGCAGCATATTCGGCACCCTTTGAAGTAAGATTTCTTGAACGTCGATCAGTATCCATTTGTAATATCATTAGAAATTACGCATCACGTATTGCTCCCTCGGAAGGATGTAGAGCTGTATTAAACTGTTCAGTAAGATCTGAAATCTCCATCACTCCGGCATCCTTTTTCGAGTCTTCAAGAGCCTTTATTTTACGTTCCGTATTTTCCCTCTTCTGTGCATCAATCTTTTGTTGCTTTTCTTCTTCAAAGAAAATATCACGATTTACTGAATTTTCCTTATACTTACGCATAAGCTCATTGAGCTCTTTCTCAGCATATTCAACCTCTGGCATCATATGCTCAGATGGATCCCATGGTAGCCAACAACCAACCTTACCAATGTAAAGATTATCGCGAGGATATTTACGCTGAAGTACTTTGGCATATTGTTGACATTCTTCAAGATTGGCAAAAACACGCCGTATCTTCACTCCACGAACATTTGTACGAAACTGAACCTTCTCAGAAAACTGAGTCTCGAGATCCTTCTCATTCTTTAGAAGAAAAACCTGATACTGTTCATGAATATCAGTCTTCTTAATCTCTTCATTATGCACCTTAGTAAACTCTTGGAGATCTCCCATTAAATCATCAATTTTCAAAGAATATTTCTTTGAAAGAAATACCATTAGATGTTCCATACCTTTTACTTTCCAATCATATTCAAGCCATTTAATAAACTCTTCGTTCATAAACTCAGACTTCTGTTTAATAGTATTTTCAGGTGAAAGAAATGAGATAATTGAATAACGTTGCGTAGGAACCTCAGGATCCTCTTCGAGATAATCAATTAGAGTTCCATCGTCTTCGATCTTAGGTAGTTCTTCGCGAGGCATTTATTTATTAATGACGTCGTCTGTTAAAGTCGATTGTTTACCGCGGTTTATATGTAAAAACTATACAATAACCACTATTACCCATAGTTTTAGATTGGAATACCCAGTGAAAATCGGGCAAACACGTATTATTTTGCCACCAGTTTTCAGGATCATCTCCTCGAAAATAAAATCCAGTCAACATTTGTTAGTTAATGTATAATCTATCTAAACTTTAATATTGGGTTTACATTCACCAATACTCCTTGTCTGCTGCATCATTATTGGCGCAGGACAGTTTTTACAGGGACACTTTTCATGTTCAAATCCAAGTATATGTCCTATTTCGTGGCTAACCATATATTGTCTATATTTATCTAACGATAACTTAGAAGCAGATGCGCCATTAAACCATCTATCCGCATTCAAATAAATAAACCGACCATTAAGTTCTGCACATGATAAATTACCAGGTAATCCACATATCTTCTTGATTGTAGTAGGCAATGATAGTCGTATATGAACAGTTTCACCAGTTTCGGTAGGTTCAAAAAAGTATCCGTGTTTTGACCAACCATCTGGATCATTCAAATAAATTCCTATGTAATACCCGATTTGAACCGGGATGTATATATTATATTCTTTTATAACATCTGGATCAATTGCCACTTTATATTTAATAATCTTCATTGAATAATTATCTAAAGTCTTGTATAAAATGCCCGAAGTTAAACAAGCAGCTTCCCCTGGAATTGATATTGGAGATTTAGTTAGTCGCGCAGTAAAATACGGTCTAGAAGGGTTGGTAGTTGCTATTGCGGCATTTTGGCTTCCCAAATTTATGGGGGGTAAATCACTACCTCTTTCACAGATTGGTATGATTGGTCTAGTTGCCCTCGCTACATTTGCTATTCTTGATGTATATGCTCCGTCTGTTGGTGCATCTGCTCGTACTGGTGCTGGGTTTGGTATTGGCGCACACCTAGTTGGTTTTCCGTAAATTGAAAAAGTTAATACCTTCTCTTTTTTTGTATTTAGATTCGTTCCATAATTGAGTCCATAATAAGACGAAGCTGTTCAGGTGGAATATCTCCATAACTAAATATCGCCCCTCGTGCTCCACGATCTTCTGGATCTTCATATTCGTCAACGATAATCTCTATCTTGGCACGACGATTTGAATTTGGTCGTCGAATACGGAGTGTCCATATATTCTCTCCATGATATCGAAGCTTATAATTAAGTTCGACATTAGGGAGTACATTATTTTTAACTTCTTGAATGATTGAGTGCATATCCACGCTACCAGTCTCGTATTGCGGTTCTTGAGGAATTGTTACCATAATAAAATTGATTGAAAATGTGTTTAAGGTATAAACACCACTGAATCTAGTGGAACATATGAATCCGTTTTTAACGAGTCTAGCTTTAAATAGCAATGGATACTTATAAGAAGAAGGCAGTACCAAAGGCTATTCGAGAACAACTTTGGATTCAAAAGGTTGGTAGAAAATTTGAAACTAAATGCAAGACATCATGGTGTCGTAATAAAATTAATGTATTTGATTTTCAAGCAGGACATGATGTTCCGGAATGTAAGGGTGGAACAACAGATATAACAAATCTACAACCAATTTGCTCAAGATGTAATTCATCAATGGGTAGTCAATATACTTTTAAAGAATGGTGTAACAAAGGTAAACAAGATTCAAAATGGATTAAATTGTTAAAAAGTATTGGAGTGTTATGGACATATTCAGATACAAAGGAAAGTGGTACAAAGTCACGCCAAAGGCTTACGAGCCCGAACGTCAGACAGCCGAAGTAGCTTGGGCTCAAATACGTGAACCATTGATTACACCTCAAGAAGTATATCGTAAGTTTTATGAGAAACAGCGATCAGATGCAAAGATTTTATATCCTTCGTTTCGTAAAGATGATAACTGAGATTATTGTATCATTGATTGTAGTTATAGGCTGTATTGGCATATATTATGCTATAACAGGGACACCACCAGGTGCTCGTATTATTGAACAAGAACCACCTACATCTAGTGGATTAGATGATAATCAGGCTAACTTCATGTTTTTCTATGCTACATGGTGTCCTCATTGCAAAACAGCACAGCAACCATGGCACTCTATGGGACAGTTTGTGAAAAATTCAGGATACTCTTATGGAGGTAAAACTGTTTCATTTGAAGAAATTAATGCTGAAACAGATAAAGGTAAATCTGCTTTGTATAACATTCAATCCTATCCAACATTCAAAGTTCAAACAAAGGATAAGATTTATGAAATGGTTGGTAAACCATCAGTTACCAATTTCAGGGAGTTCCTTAAGAAGGCTCTTGGTGATGAGAAACCCACGCATTGAATTCTCTGCGGTTTTTAGTATATCTTCAATATCAAACTCATCAAGATCTGAATCAGCAAATAGTTTAGGATACACTAATTCAATAGTTAGGTCAGTTTTATGAAACTCATTATGACTAATAACGCTCATGTTATACACTTGCCGTATAAACTCAGTAACAGAGATATCCCCAATAGTCTTAGGTGTAATTTTTACAGAAAAATTAGTTTTTAGTGAAATAACAAGAGCATCTTTATGTATAGATCCAATATTTGGAACAAATAAATCGCCGTCAATATAAAGTTGATCATACATTTCTTGTGGTTTAAAAACACCAGGCATACAGCATGAGCAGCATAGAGCATCTATAATCAAAACATCACCTGTAAATATAGTTGGAATTCCTTTTGTAATATTTGATGCGATTATGTATAATGGCATATTTACATCACTAATTTTTTTAGTCCGTATATCAATTCCACGTTCATCAAATAATTGACATAAATTTTCTCTAAATAAATCCATCGTAAATAGACCCTTTTCGGTAATACTTGATGTAATATTTTTAAATGATATGTTTGGTATAATCTTGTCACTAGATAAATGTTTTTTTGTTAATTGTATTAATTTATCATCAATGGGAAGTCCAAGTGAAATATAAGTAGCAATTACTGAGCCAATAGAACAACCGTATATTCCATCAGGAAAATATAGTGGTTGATATTTAGATAATTCTCGTAAAGCACCAATGTGTAATATACCTTTTACGCCACCGCCACCAAGTCCAAGTTTGCGGAATGGTATAGACATTCTTGTTATGTAATAAGTGACAATGCTGAAAGCCCGTGAAGTATGGAATCAACAAGAATCTCGAAGGTTAAATCGTATGGCTGCGATGTCTCCTGTTATGACACAAATTCAAGCTAAAATTAAACAACAAGCAATACATAATACTAAGGCACCCTATATTATATATGAAGTGCCGTCATTTGTATTTGGATATCCTCTTTATCACCTTTCAGAAGCTATTGAGTTTCTTATGAAAGAATACGTAGCAGCAGGATATTGGGTATGGCTTGTTGAAAGTAAATATTTGTTGATTTCTTGGATTAAACCCGTAAAGACACGTGATATGGGTATACCAATATTAGCTACAAATTATCGTCCTCAGGTATATGATCCATCAACAATAGCTTTTATGGCGAGAGATCCTTCCGAGTAATAGTATAAATGAATGTTAATCCAACATATTATTGGATTATATTTTATATTCTTGCAATCGTAGGGCTAGAAACATGTGCAATGACATGTTTTAAGAAATCATTGAATGATTGGAGATGGTTCGTAATGGGTGTTCTTTTGTATGTAGGTGTTGGTCTATTTCTTGTACAAACATTTAAGCTCACTGGACTGGCATTTACAAATGCACTTTGGTCGGGATTATCTGTTATGGCTACAACAACAGTAGGTGTTTTATACTTTAAAGAAGTTCTACACCTACACGATTTTATTGCTATTGCGATGATTGGAGGTGGAGTTATGATTTTGAAATTCACTAATTAAATATAATGGAGCTCTCTGAGATATTCGGAGTCACGCTAAATACAGGGATACTTGCAATTTTTTATACAGTAATTGGTGGAATTGTGTCTTATCTGTTATATTACTTTATCGATGAACACGATGAAGATTGGGAGAAGAAATCTACCTTATATCAAGTTAGTGATGTGTCTATTCAATTAGCAGTAGTCGGAACAATTGCGTTTTGGTTAACATACATAATGAAAGAAGCTCCTCCAATTTTTCCTGTATCACGTGAATTAGATTCATTAGTTGATACGTATATGTCAGGAGTATTCTTTGCATACTCAATGTTTTTATTTCTTGATTTTTTAGATTCTAAAATTAAGTTTTTATATCATAAGATATTTGATATGCATCTCGAAAAGATGTTTCCATTGCGTAAAACGAATAAAAAGAAAAGCAAGTCTACTTAGTACCAATATGGAGTGTAAACATACTCTACTAATTGATGAAGGTCAACAAGTCTGTACAACATGTGGAATAATATTTGATCAAGTTATTGATGAAGGAGCAGAATGGAGAAATTATGAGGATTCAAAAGGCGAAGACCAATGTAGAACAGGATTTGTAACTTCTGATCTACTTCCTGAATCATCATACGGTTCAATTATATCATATAAAGGAGCTAATTCAATCCACATGAAGTCTCTTCAAAGACTGTCATGTTGGTCATTATCATCAAATTCACAAAGATCATGGATGGGTATATTTGATTCAATTAATCTTTGTTGTAGCCATGCCGGACTGCCAAAATCTATTATTATGGATGCATGTGGAATTTATAAACAGTTAGAAGATGCCCAAAAAGTACGAGGCGAAACACGTCGTGCACTTATGGGAGCAGCAGTATTTGTAGCATGTCGAAATAATGGAGTTCCACGATCACATGAAGAAATTGCTAAATTAATGACAGTTAATATTAGAGCACTATGTAAAGCTGTTACACATTTCTTGCCAACAGATAATACTGTTCTTCAAACACAGATTGGAATAGCAGAAAGATTGTGTGCAGGATTATCATTAAATGACGATCAGAGATCTAAAATCATGGACTTATTATACGAAATATCATTAAAATCCGAAGATGATTTTGAACATACCCCAAAGACAATTGTATCTGGTGTTGTAGCCCATGTTATGGGCTTAAAAACTAAAATACAGATGAAAATAGTTTCAGATGTATCGGGTGTATCTGCTTTATCAATCCATAAGATTGTTGGTAAGATTTAGGAAAGATATTCGACTAATATTCTTTCAGCCTTACCCTGGATAGTATAATCAAACCGGAATTGCATTATATAAGTATCAGATGCGAACCCACATAGCTCTACATATTGTGATGATGATGTAAAGTCAATACCCTTTTGTAAAGTCCAATTATATGAAACCGTATATTTAAAATCGGCAGATACTGATGTGTTCCATTCTGCAATGTCGATCGAACGAAATGATGATCTATTAAAATCATCTGTTACCCAAAATAAATATCCTCGATTATAGCCATTGGGAACTACATACGGTGCTCCACTTACCCTGCCGTCAAACGTAAGAGAACATGTTACTTTCATAAGATTTCTGTTAGCAACATCTATTCTAATACTTCCTCCCGAACCTACAATAGTATTTGTATCAAAATCAACTGTGTCTACACCTGTAATTTTTGCCTGATTAGTAGTTGATATTACGAACTGAGATTGTTCAGCAGGACTCGGCGGTTTAATCATAAATAATTTGGAAGTGCTACCAGGACCCGGAGCCCCAGTAGGACCCATATCACCAGTAGGTCCAGTAAAACCTATACCTGCACTACCCGTAGGACCAGTAGAACCTATACCTGTACTACCGGTAGGACCAGTAGGGCCAGTAGGTCCAGTAGGACCAATAGAACTACCACCAGTAGATC